AGACGGAGCAACATTAGATGCATCAACAGGAATATTCACTATAGTGGATCATTTCTTTGAAACTGGTGAAAGATTAGTTTACACACCTGGTTCTACATTTACAGGTATATCATTATCTGGAATAGCAACTGCTGGAGGAACATTAGGTTCAGAAGTTTATGCGATAAGATTAAGTAAAGATACATTCAAAATATCAAAATCACATCCTGATGCATTAGCTGGGATTGCAGTTACATTCACTGGAACTGGAACTGGTAATGCACATGAGTTTGAAATGTTTAAGAAGAATGAAAAAGCATTACTATCAATAGATGGTGTCATTCAATCTCCTATGGCATTTACCCCTATAACTACAGGTTTAGGTATCACAATTACTGATAGCACCACTACATTTAGTGTTACAGGAATATCATCAATAACATCTAATGATATTATTAAGATAGATGATGAGTTTATGAAGATAACAAATGTAGGTTTGGGAACCACTACATCAGGACCTATTTCTGAATCAGGATCTGTTAGTTTAGTTGTTGTTGAGAGGGGTGCAATCGGAACTGCTGCTACTGGTCATAGTGCAGGTGCAACAAGTAGATTGTTCTCAGGTGGTTATAATATTGTTGATAGCACAATTCATTTCACAGATCCACCAAGAGGAACTAATTCAACACAAAAAACACCAGCTAATTTAGATCCTGTTCGTTCTAAGTTTAATGGTCGTGTATATTTAAGACAAGATTATAGTACCAACACAATATTTGATGACATATCAGATAGTTTTACAGGTATAGGTGCTACACTTCCTGTTAAGGTTGGTGGAGCAAGCACTGCAGGTATACAAACTGGAAGCACAATATTATTATTAAATGGAATATTCCAAACACCATCTACATTTAATAATTTAGGAAATAATTATGAATTTGTCGAAACTGGTGGTGAAAGTAACGTTGTATTTACAGGTATTACATCATCTAACGGAACAAAAATTATAAGTGATGTTGATGTTAATCAAAACCAATTACCAAGAGGTGGTGTAATTGTTTCATTAGGTTCAACAGGTGGATTGGGAGTTGCTAATTTAGCACCAGCAAAAGTAAAAGCAACAACTAATGGAAGTGGAGCTATAGTCGGTATTGTTGGTCTCTCAACAACTGGTAGTTCGTTTGGTATAAGCACTGCGTCATTTAATAATTCAACTGGTCAACTTGAAATTACTACATCATCAAATCATGGATTTAGAAATATTAATGAGTTTGTCAGATTAGATGGTTTAACATTTAATCCAACATTAACCATTCCAAATGATAGATCATTTAGTGTAACTGGCATATTATCAGCAACTACATTCACCACTAATGTAGGAACAAGCACTGTAACCCACGCATATGTCGGTTCTGGTACTGCGTTTGAATATCTTGCTGACTTAACGTTTGGTTCTGGATATCGTAATCCAGTCTCTGTTGCTGTAACTGATTTATCTGGTAACGGTTCAAGTGCAGATATTTCTGCAGAGGTTGTTTCTAATACTCATGTCTTCATAAGTGCGTCAACTAATGCTGTCACTGTTACTGGAGGATCTCCTATCACCCCTACAGGTGCGACATATGATCCAGCAACTGGAAATTTAGTAATTACTAAAGCATCTCATGGTTTAACCACAAGTAACACAGTTGGTCTTGCAACAAATTCATTTGTATTCAGATGTGCACAGGATAATTTCTCTACTGATCATGCATATCCACGTTCTGGTCCTACTCCAAGTTCAGCAGGAGGAGATCCTGCACATAATGCTACTTTAGCAATTACTGCGACTACAACTAATACATTCACTGTAAATGTTGGTATTACAAACACAGGCACAGGTGGTGCTCTTAAATTTACTATTAATAATGCAGGTACAGGTTACACTGAACCACAAATTCAAGTTTCTGCTCCTTCTTACGCAAATCTACCAATCACTGGTGTATCAAGAAGAGGTATAGGTTCAACTACAGATACAGGAACAGGTGTATCACTCACTATTGAGGTAGGAGCTGCTAATACAACAGTTGGTTTAGGTTCAACATCATATGAAGTAACTAATTTCCAATTAGAAAATCCTGGTTATAATTTTAAAGTTGGTGATGTATTTAAACCTGTAGGATTAGTCACTGATAGATTTTTAAATACATCTTCACTTATTAGTGATTTTGAATTAACAGTTCTTGATGTATTCAGAGATCAATATTCATCTTGGAATTTTGGAGAGTTTGATTATATTGATTCTATCAAGGATCTTCAAGATGGAACAAGAGTAAGATTCCCATTATTATTCAATGCAAATCTTCTTAGTTTTGAAGTTGATGAAGATAGACCTGACTCATCACTTATTAATCTTGATGCTTTACTGCTCATATTCATTAATGGTGTAGTTCAAGATCCTGGTGATGCTTATACTTTTGAAGGTGGTACCTCATTTGAATTTTCTCAAGCACCAGATCCAGAAGATGTTATTGATATATTCTTCTACAAAGGAACAAGTGGTGTAGATACTGTTCAAGTTGCAGCAGGTTCATCAGTGTCACCAACTATAAAAACTGGTGATATTTTACAAGTATATAAAAATAATTTCGTTGTTGATCAAACTCAGTCAACAAGAACAATATATGCGATATCAGCATCCGATGAAGTAGAAACCAATCTTTATACTCAACAAGGTATTGATGAAACTACATTTAAACCATTCAGTTGGACAAAACAGAAAGTAGATAAAAAAGTAAATGGTGAAATTGTATTTAAAACAAGAGATTCAATTGAATCACAAGTTTATCCAACTGCAAGAATAATTGATGATATAACAGCAACTGGTACTGAATTATATGTTGACAATGCAAAATTCTTTAATTATGAAGAGGACTTCTCAAGTTTAGTGGTAGGTAGTGTTGGTGGACTGATTGTTGGTTCAACTAATCCTGTTGCAGCTGGTTTCACTGCAGTTGTATCAGCTGCTGGAACAATTTCATCACTTTCAATTACAGATGGTGGAAGTGGTTATGTTGGTTCTGCGATTACTGTTTCTATATCTGCTCCTCATGCAATTGGTGTTGGTGTAGGCACGACTGCGACTGCAACCGCATCAATAACTAATGGTGTTGTAACTGGGACAACAATTACAAATCCTGGTTTTGGTTATACGTTTACTGCTGTTCCTCAAGTTTTGGCACCGTTGCCAAATGCTATCAAAGAAGATATTGACACCATTACAACAGTTGAGGGATTTGATGGTGACATAATTGGAATAGGTGTTACAGATGGTATAGGACATCCACTTGCACTTAAATTTACTTTAAATGCTGACTTGACAAATAATCCTAATTCAACATTAAGTGATTTAAAAGTAGGTTATCCTATATACATATTTGAGACACAAGTTGGTCATGGAGTTACATCAGTTGTAAGTGATAACGGAACAGTTGTTGCGACTGGTACGACATGTGTTGATAATATCTACTTTGTTAATGCATTTAATGCAGGTGTTGGTATTATTACATGTAATATAATGACTGGTGTAAATACAACAGGTATTGATACTTCAGTTGGACTTGGAACTGCTATTGGTGGATTCTCTTGGGGTAGACTCTCAGGATTCACTAGAGGAGCAAATCCAATTTCAATAGGAGTAACTGGATTAACTATAGACTCTGGTTTAACGACTTACCCATCTATCCAGAGAAGAGATTTCGGTCTTAGGGACAATGGTTCATTAAGAAAGGATCTTGGGTAGTATAAATATAGAAAAAAGCTAATGATATGGCTGCTATTGTAACAGATCAATTTAGAATTCTAAATGCAAATAATTTTGTAGACACAGTAGATAATTCTGCAAACTCATATTATGTTGTGGTTGGTCTCGCTAATCCAGCACTCTCTGTTGGTTTTGGAAGAACAACTACTTGGAATACAAATACACCAAACCCAACTGATAATATCAACTATATGAATCACACTGGTGATACTCAGATATTTGGTAAAAAGGTCACAAGTGCAAACGTAAGAAGGTTAATAACAAGAAGAAACTGGACACAAGGAACAAGATATGAAATGTATCGTCATGATTACAGTGTGACAAGTCCATCTCCTGTAACAAACTCAACTAGATTATATGCTGCGAACTATTATGTAATGAATAAAAACTTTGATGTTTATATTTGTATTGATAATGGTTCCTCTGGAATTAGCACCACTGGTAATGCATCACAGGATGAACCACTATTCACAGACCTTGAACCCACAAGAGCAGGTGAAAGTGGTGATGGGTATATTTGGAAATATCTTTTTACAGTGCCTCCAAGTGATATAATTAAGTTTGATTCAACAGAGTATATTTCAGTTCCTGGTGATTGGCCAACTTCATCTGAAACTCAAATACAATCTGTTAGAGAAAACGGTGATTCAACTATTAATAATAATCAAATTAAAAAAGTTTACATAGATAAGCAAGGATTTGGTTACTCTCAAAATATCGTAGGTCGAGAGGTTGATATTATTGGAGATGGTACAGGTGCCAAAGTTGTTGTTGATACTGATAGTAATGGAAAGATAACAAAAACAAATGTGTCTTCAGGTGGGCAAGGATATACTTATGGTATGGTTGACTTAGGTCCTCTTGGTAATTCTGGAGTGTCAGTAGGTAACTTTGCAAAACTTATACCAATTATTCCCCCTTCCAGAGGACATGGTTTTGATTTATATAAGGAACTAGGAACTGATAAACTTTTAATTTATGCAAGATTTGACGATTCAACAAAAGATTTTCCAACTGATACAAAATTTGCACAAATAAGTATTATCAAAAATCCAACCTCAATCGGTTCAACTGCAACATTTACGGCTAATGATTTCTCATCAGTCAATGCAATTAAAGTTGTATCACCTACAGGAACTCCGACCATTGGTGAAAAAATTCAACAGTCAGTTACTGGTGGAACTGCTGAAGGTTACATAGTTTCATATGACACTGATACTAACGTTATTAAATATTATAACGATAGATCATTATACTTTAATCAAACAACATCTGATCAAACAGATTATGTTGGTGTAACTACAGAGGCAAAAGTTTTAGACTTTGAATCCTCTGCAGAAAGTATAATCGCACCAACAAGTGGATTTACTGCTACCGTAGATCAAAATTTTACTGGTATAAGCACAAATCCTACAGGAAATAAAGTTATCTCTCTA